ATAAACAATATTAACATTGATGAAAGATTAGCTAAGGCTACTCCTCTAGATCAGATGATGTTTAATCAGACAAGAGAAATTACTGAGAAGCTCGGAGACATTTATATGTTAGAAGGGTCTTTGTATTCAGATGAATTGATGATGGCTGGTAGAGTTGACTGTATAGCTGACTTCGCTGGTAAGATATCAGTCATTGATTTTAAAACATCAACAAAAAGAAAAACACCGAGTAGATGTAAGAGTTATTTTGTTCAAGAAACAGCTTACGCTAAGATGTTTGAAGAAAGGTATCAGATACCAATAGAAAGAATAGTAACAATAGTTGCTGTAGAAGAAACCGGATTGTCTCAGCTTTTTGTTGAAGATCCAAGCAGATGGTTTGACCATCTACTTGATCTTCGAAGTCAGTATAAAACTGAATTTGGTTTATAGGAGTAGTGCCTAAGTTCTATTATGAATCCACTTACTTATATATTAGATAACATGATTATGATTACAGGTGATAAACAACCTAAAGTCACAAACACTATCTCAATAAAAGAGGCCGTGGAAGCCTTTACTTCTTCGCCGTGTCTACTCCATGATTGTTTAATATTCATTGGAGTATCCTTTGTTATAAATAGTTATATAAAAGAATCATTATGATTCATCAGTTTATTTATAACACTTATAATCTTACATTCACAAAATCAATATGGCATATTCAAAACAAGTAGTACAAAGATTCGAGGCAGTCTTAGACAACCCTCAAAAACATTCAGTAGGTACACTTGATCGACACGATCCAAATGTAGCGACTGGTTTGGCTGGAGCTCCTGCCTGTGGTGATGTAATGCAATTACAATTATTACTTGACGAAGCTGAAAAAATTGTTGATGTCAAATTCAAAACTTATGGATGTGGAAGTGCGATCGCAAGTTCCAGTTTGTTCGTAGATTTGATGATGGGAAAGACTATCGAAGAAGCTAAACTTATTAAAGATAAAGATATCGCAGATGCTTTAGACTTACCACCAATCAAATTACATTGCTCAGTACTCGCCGAAGACGCGATTCAAAAAGCAATGATTGACTATGACGCGAAATCGTATCATAGAAAACATAACCAATTGGTTACTGACAAAAACCTTGACAACTAAGAGAAAGCTGTTATAATAGATATATGATCTTAACTAAAAAGAAGTTTACTACCTCTGTAGAGGAATTAGTAATCAATAAAAAACTAACTTATATAGACGCGATAGTTCACTTCTGTCAAGAGAATCACTTAGAACCTGATTCAGTCAAAGGATTGATCACTCCTCCCTTAAAAGAAAAGATCAAAGCTGAAGCTGTCGGCTTAAGATTTCTAAAAGAATCACACGCTAAATTACCAATATAATAAAATACAATACAATACAATAATATAATATGAGACCACAAAGACAAAAGCCCTACCAACAAAGAAAACAGTTCAATAAAAAATTCGATAGAAATAAACCTAAAGGTCCACCACCTTTTGATGTACTGTTACGACAATTCAAAAAGAAATGTGAAAGAGCAGGTATAATTCAAGAAGTTCGTAAAAGAGAATACTACGAAAAGCCAGCTCAGAAGAAACAGAGAAAAAAGAAAGAAGCTATTCGTAGAGAACAGATTAATCAAGAACGAAATAATACACTAGGAAGGCCTAGGCTCTATTAATGACTAGTCGAGAAGGATTTGATGCATACTGTTTGTACTTAGCTATTAATAATCATTTTAATACAGAGTCGTATGACTTTTTCAAGTACAACGGTAAAGTACCAGTAAAACTACCAGCATTTCTAAAAAGAAATGACAAGTATCACTTTGCTAAGTTAGCTAGATTATATCATAAAGAATTACAAGATTTCTTAGTAGCGAACTTATATAAACAAAAGTATTATGTTAGAAATCTATTAGAACAAGAGTGTGAACAGAATTATAAAGACTATAAAAAGATTAAACAAAAAATGACATACGCTATTACAGAAGATATGAGATATTTGTTTGATAAGTACAAACATATAGATATTGTTTTGGGTGTTAAAGATGGTCAACATTCAAATTTAATAAGAGAATATCTTGGTGGAAGAATTAGACCTGTCACTATTATCGCAGCTGATAAAGTATTTAATATCTTTGATGATTATGATAATATGATGGATGAAAAATTTATATGGCCTAGAGAAAGAAAACGATTAGATAATCTAGCACCATTCTTAGGTTTAGAACATAAAAAATTACAAACAATATTACAGGGAATATGGATACAGCCTATATAATTGGAAATGGTCCTTCAAGACGGGACGTAATGTTAGATACATTACCAGGTATAACATTTGGTTGTAATGCTTTGTACAGAGACTTTGCACCTGACTACTTAGTATCAGGTGATTCTAGAATACTTAAAGAGATATGTGGTGATGAATATCCTTTAAAACATAAGTGTATCTTTCCAGACTATGAATGCATACCTGGAGAGTATAGAGAAATGTTACTAACGAATTTTGATTCTTCTTACGCTGTAAAAGAATCTAATCCAAACGATAAAGACCATGTTTGGATATTTGGACTTGAAGATAATATATCAAATATTATGGAAGTTCATGTTATAGGTGTAGAGCCTAATTGGCAAATAACGAATATGAAAGGTACAGAAGAAGATCCTAATTTTAGTGTCAACTTCTTTGCCGGAAGTCAAGCTATGGCTCAGGCTTCTATAATGGGTTTTGATGAAGTATGTCTTGTTGGTTTTGATTCAATATGGAACTTTCAAGAAGATACTTATCAGAATATCTATGCTGGTACTAATGCCTACGAAAGAGAGAAGGAAACTTCTCGATTAAGGGTTGGTACTGATGATCCTAACTCACTATTAGGAACACAAGAAGCACAGATAAAAAAAGTGATTGACAGATTTAAAGATGTCGATTATACTATATACTATAACGGAAATAAAAAACCGTTAACATATAATAGTTTTACATAATGAAATAAGTGGATAAAATAATAAAATAATAAAATTGATAAACAAGGAGATAAAATGTCATTCAATGAATTAAAACGCAGTCGAGGCGGATTCGACAAACTACAAACGGCTCTTGAAAAAGAGTCTTCTGAAAAGAAATCTTATGGTGACGATAGATTCTGGAAACCTGAACTAGATAAATCTGGTAATGGTTATGCAGTACTTCGTTTCTTACCAGCAGCCAACGGAGAAGAACTTCCATGGATCCAATATTGGGATCATGGTTTTCAAGGTCCAGGTGGTTGGTTCATAGAGAAATCTTTAACAACTTTGGGCAACAAATGTCCAGTTAGTGAGTACAACACTAGTCTTTGGAATAGTGGTGACGAAGCTCAAAAGGATCAAGCAAGAAAACAAAAAAGGAGACTTCACTATGTCGCCAATGTTTTAGTTGTTAGTGATCCAACTCATCCTGAGAACGAAGGTAAAGTAATGCTTTATCGTTTCGGTAAAAAAATCTTTGAGAAAGTCAGAGATGTAATGCAACCTCAGTTCGAAGATGAGACCCCAATCAATCCTTTTGATATGTGGGAAGGTGCTGACTTTAAACTTAAAGTTAGAAAAGTAGATGGTTACTGGAACTATGATAAATCAGAGTTCGCTACAGTAGCTCCTATTTCAGAAGATGATTCTGAATTAGAATCACTCTACAACAAACAGCACTCTCTAGCAGAGTTGATCGCACCAGATCAATTCATGTCTTATGACGATATGAAAGTTAAATTGGATAGGGCTTTAGGTCTTAGTGGTGGTATCTCTACAGCAACAGCTGAGAGTATCGCAGATGATAACTCATCAGGTAATGTAGCAACAGCTACAGATGCACCTTGGTCAGAAACTCCAGAACCAGTATTGGCTTCAGGAAACTCTGCAGAAGGTAAAGATGAGTCAATGTCATACTTCGAAAAACTTGCTAACGATCAGTAAGTAAGTAACTAAGTATTATAAATACTAATTACCTAATAAAAATTCGGGATAGAGCTAATCGTGTCAAGCTCTGATAGATTCCACTAATACTTAGTGGAAGGGTTGGTTGAGAATGGGGATTCTTGACATTCAATGAGGAAAGGTATCGAATG